CTCCACTATTTGTTACAAAAGAACCAAACCCATATTTTTTTCTAAACATTATACTGCTCCTCCTCTTGATCTCATTTTATAGTTTCTCATTGCACTATTTAAATTCATATATTCACCAAGCATATTAGACATTGATCCACCATCTGCTCTTCCTGGTCTAACAACAACATTTGCCGCTGTTCTTGGAGTTAACCCTGTAATATCTTGTCTTGGTAAACTAGCAATACCTGCTGGTGTTGTATACTGAGTATTTTTTGCTGCCGTAGCTGCTCTATTTTCGTTGTAAGGTTGTAATATATCTCTATTTAATTTTGATTGATTTTTCATTGCTCCAATTAATCCAATAGTGCTTAAAGCACCTGGTCCAGTCATTAATGATTGTATAACTGTATTTGGAAGACCTTTAAGAGTTTTTAATATTTCTGTTGTATCAATAAAATTACTTTCAGGGTTAGATTCTATTGCATTAAGATTATTAAAAAAACTAGATTTATCATATAAATTTTTTGCTTGATTTATAAAAGGAGATAATGCATTTCCATAATCAAATTCTCCTGAACTTGGGTTATATAAATTTTGTTGTTGAAATTGATTTCCTACTTGATTTTTTTGTTCTGGATTAAGTTGATTATATAAATTATACGCATCTTTAGCATATTTTGTATAATCACTAAATTGTTTCATTGGATCATAAGGATTTTCTCCAGGTAAAAAAGAACTTGGATCAAAAGCTTCAGTGCCAATATCTGTAAGAGCGTCTCCACCAATATCTGAAAGAACGTCTCCACCTGTATCTAAATAATCCATCCAGTTACTAGGATCAGTAGCATAATCACCTACTTCACTCATTACATAATCAGCAAATGCTTCTTCGCCCATATCTTCTAAAAATAAAGAAGGATCTCCTGTAGATACAGTGTAAGCAATTTTAGCAAGAGTTATTGGATCAATATCTTCTACAACATTACCTACTGTTTCAACAGCATCACCTATAAAATCCCCAGCAGTATCAATTAGATCACCACCAAAATCTAATACATCATCTACTATTGGTACACCACCACCCATTATATATTACCTTTGTTATGAAACTCTCTTTTGAATTTCGATGCTTTTCTATAGATAACTCCATTATCATCTATTCTCAACCAGTTTAAAGGTTGATTTACTTTTAAAATTTTTCTAAAATGTTCTTTTGTCCAAGACATAACTTTTTTAATATTCTTAACACAAATAGTATCAATATGCCATACATTATCACCGCTTTTCCAATCATTTGGTTTTAAAAAAGTTGTTGATATAAAACGATTTTGAGCGTCGTTATTTAGAAAAGCCCAGTTTGTAAATGCAATCACTTCGTCTCCTTGTTTGTGTATTTTGTATTGTTTTAATTGGTAAGACGGAAGAATGTGAAATAATAGATCTTTATCACTATATTTTTTATATCGGTCAAAACACCTATATAAAGATATTATAGTTTTTATTTCATCAAACATCTTACAGCAGGCGTAAATACCTGAAAACGTTTAATTTACTATGGTTTAAGGGTAAGGTCAACTTGTTTTGGCTTAAACATAAGGTCTAAACTACCTGTAAATGCATGCGATCCAAAATGTGTTAAAGCCGTTCTAGCATCAGCATATATTTCTCCGCCCATGTTTACCCATAACTTACAAAATGCAATATCTTCTCCCAAATACCCGTGTTCAGGATCTTGAGCTGTTTCAAAGAATGTGTACCAACCTTCTTTCATAATCTCTACTTTATTGCCTACTAATTGTTTGTTAACCGTTGCTTTTTCAGGATATTTTATTGCAAGTTTTTCAAATACTTCTCTTTTAATCATCATGAATCCAGTAGGACCTGCAGTTATTTTTACAAAACCATCTGTGCCAATTTTAACATTTTCCATGTCTTCAAAATGAACAATAAATTGTAAAGAATGATTAACACCATAACCTTTTACTGCGTATGGAGTTAAACAAAGTGGAACATCTTTTTCTAATAATCTATAAATAGCTTCTGGTTCAAAACCAATGTCTGAATCAACAAATAAGAAATGACTACAATCTGATTTTAAAAAAGCTGCAACACAATTATTTCTAGCTTGTGTTACTAAAGCCATTCCTGATTGTAAATGTAATGCTGTTGATACTGCTAGTCTTGGATGAGTTGTTGATACAAACCTCATTAAGCTGTTCATATAGTTTGTTGTAACCATATGGCCGAATGCTGGTGTTGCTATAAATAATTTAATGTGTTTCTTTTTCTGTTCTGACATAGTTTAAGAATCCTTTCCATTCTTCTATTCTTGTTTCCCAAGAATAATATTTTTTATAAAATTTTACCTGTAGTTCTAAGTCTTCCTTATACACATTATTTTTATAGTTGTCCATAACTGTGTTTAGAGCACTGGTAAAATTATTTATTAATTGTATACCACTTGAATTAAATTCTATCATTGTTGCAAAATCTCCACATGTTTCAGGTAGGGCCCCATAATTAGTGGTCACTACATAACAACCTGCCATCATTGCTTCAATAGCCGCAATACAAGATGTTTCTTCAAAAATACAAGGGTAAGCTAATATGTGAGTTGATTTTAATGCTTCTCTTATCTCATCGTTAGTAGCATAGCCCATGTAATTAATATTTTTAGTATTTTTACATAGATCAAATAACTTTTTAAAATTATCACCTTCTGCTTTTTCAAATTCTGTTCCGTATATTTTAGTAGATGAATAAACATCTAATGTAAAATCATCTCTAGTTTTATTTAATTTTTCTATACATTTAACAAGTACTTCAAGACCTCGCCATGGAGTAGAAATATAAATTAATTTTAAACGACCATCCATCTTCTTAATAATGGGAGTATCATATGTAAAGGAACTATTCTTAATAACAAATGATTTGTATTCCGGTATTTTAAAATGATCTCTAAATCTATTAAAACACCAATGACTATTGTAAACAAAGTAATCTATTGAATCTACGTACTTGCGCTCGCGCATGTACTGAACATTGGGTTGATCATAACTTAACTGTTGCCAAACAATATTAATTTTATCTTTTTGAACAAATTGAGGATGACAAATAGAGGTTACTAAATTAATACCCTCTAATTCATTTTCTGAAAGCTGACTAATCAACTGTGCTTTTATAATTTCTGACCCGCCTATTGGATTCATTCTATATTACCGTTTATAAACAATCCGTCGATTTGAATCAAGTCTTGACTTCCTTCATATATAAAATCAAATATATCAATGAATTTAAAGCCTATACTATGTAAATAAGATATAACTTCCTCTATTCTAGGAGCCCCTTTATTAAACATAAGAAGTTGCATTTCTAATAATAAATATTTACTATTCTTTATAATAGGAAGTCCACCTTTAATAATATCAAGTTCAGCTCCTTGGACATCCATTTTAATAAAATCATAGCCTTTGTCTGAACCCAATAATGTACTTAATGTAATTGTTTTTCTTTTTTCAACTGTAAATTTAAATGGACTATTTTCTTTGTAAATTCCATTTCCTGTTTGAAATTCTTCTAGACAATGATAATAATCAACTATCTCATCATCTTGTTTACCTAATAAAGCTATTTTATAATCCCCTACTTTTTTTAATCTCTCTTCTTTTTGTTCATTACATTCAATCATTAAGGAAGTTACTTTTGGATATATATGTTTAATTAGTTTAACAAAATCACCGTGATAAGCACCAATATCTAATACACTATTGATCTCAACATTTTTTTGTTTTAATCTAGTTAATCTTTTTTCTAAAGGTATCATTGTTTCTTTCATGACCTCATTTTTTTTCTCTTCGCTTAAGTGCATAATTAGGTATGATTTACCAATGGAATTGTAGGCACAATAATTTTAACATCACGCCTAATATCTTCTGGTTTAGCATTTAAATCCATTCTAACTTCTTCTTCATCTTTATAAATATATCCTGTCTTTATATTCATTATAGTGATTTTTGAATCACATACAAGTCTTATTTCTTCCATTACGAAATTAATCCTCTATTCATTTCCATAATAGATACAATTCCGGCTACTACTGTAGAATCTGTACTTAATAATAATGCATCACCTTCTTGTAATACAATAGGTCCAAGAGCTAAATTTATCATAGAGTTTGCAGATATTGAAGTATTAGCTATTTGTACTGTAGTTGCATTAGAGCTACTAAAAACATAGGCACCAACAGTATGAGAACCTGCTTGATTAGTTAATTGTATATTTTGAATAACTGCTCTTGCTGTAGCATTACAACTATAAACAGTCGTATTAACAGTACTAGTTGGTTTATAAATTGCACTTTTAAATATATTGCTCATTGATATCTTGCCATAAACCAAGTTTCAGATTCTAATATGTCTTGAGCGTCTTGTGTAAAAGTTGAATTTAATTGAACCACCATTTGTTCTATTGTTCTAATAATTTGATCTATTTGTGATGGACTGTATTCAGGAGTAGCGTTAGCTAATCTGGGTTGATTTAATTTAGTCATTATCTTAAACCGTCTGGTTGAGTATCAATTCTAATTGTTCCAAATCTAAATGTTGAATCTACGTCTGAACTTACCATTTTAATAGCAACTTGTCTACCCCTAGCTCTCATATCTACTTTAGTTGTAGTTGAATAAACTAATGTACTAGATGCAACAGTTTGTGAAGATCCTGGATATTGTCTTACCAAAAATTGCATATTTACGCTGCCTGTTTGATTTTGAAAATCAGGAATATAACGTTTAACAAACATAGAATCATTACTTTCACCAAGTGCCATATCTGCTGTTGTAATATAAGAAGAGATAGCTGAACCATCTGCATTACTTCCATATTCTTGATTATATAAAGTGGATCTTCCAGCCGTAACACCAATAACTGTAGGTTGTGTTGTTGCTGTTGATGTCGCACTATAATCAGTTGCAAGAGGATAAGCAAATACATCTTGCGGTGCCCATGTACTTCTAGCTAAAGTTCCAATAGTCCAAATTTGTTCTCTATAATTATAAGTAACTACTTTATTAATATAATCAGAATTAGCTGATGGATAAAACCAATTTACTTCTGCAAATTGTAAATTAACTCCAGCATAAATAGTCGCTTGTTCCTCGTCATCTATATCACTAAATACATAATCTTGAACCGTGCAAGGTATTTGTTTTACAACACCATCAAATAAATAAAATCCACCACTAGACATCCAAAATACAATGTTTTCGGCTTCTACTGCTGCATGTGTTGATATAGCTCCGCAGTTTGTACCTGTTTGTTTAAAACCAAATGTATAGGGAGGTCCTACGAACTGCATTTGGTGTGCAGATGTATTTGTTAAAATTAATAAATCACCTCTTGTTCTAACAGCTGTTACAACTCTGTTACCGGACGATAATCTTTGAAATCCTGCAGTATTAATAGCTGTGGGTGTAAAATCAGTAACAGATTCTTGAGATCCAAATAATACAGCCATGGGATCATAACTATTAGTATCTCCAGGAGTTGTTTGTGTTCCTAAAAATATAATATGTCTATCACGTGAAGATACAATCATAAAATTAGATTGTGTAGGAGCTTGTGTAATTAAAGTTGCTCGAGTAGATCTTGATACAACAAATGCACTTGTATCTAAATAATAAGTTTTACCACCTTTAATAGTTGCAACTAAATCTTCTCCCCAATTATCTAAGGCCCATATTCTTGCATTTTCAGTTATAACTCCAGTAGGTCTTGCTGTGTTCCAAGTAGAAAATCCCCATGATGCTGCTCCCCAACCAATACCAAATTGAGAAGTATCCGCACCTATATTAATCTGAAATTCAGCAGAAGTTGCTGAACCTGAAGTTGTTATAACTCCTGGTGTTCCAAGAGAAGATACGTTTACTGTAAATGTATTAGCTGTTTTAATTTCTTGAATTTCAAATTGTTGAGACATTGTAGTATTGGTAATTCCAGCTGAACCAACACTAACTCCTGTTACTCCTGAAAATGTAACAAAGTCTCCGGCTATTGCTCCATTAGAAGTTGCTGTTACTGTTGCAATTGTTGAAGCTGATGTAAATGAAAAGGTAGCTGCTATCGTTGTAGATAGAGGTGTAATATCGTAATAGTTATTATCATAATAGATATATAGTTTTCTATCTGTACCAATAGCACATAACGAATCACCTACTATATTTGTAAAACCATGAATATCTCTTGCTGAACCTATTAAAGTAAAAGGAGGTGCAACGTTTGCCCATCCACCTATCTTTTCAGGTACTCCATAACGAAATCTAACGTTATCAGCATCTACCCAACCACCTTCAGCACCATAAGCTGTATCTTGTTTATTGATACCTGGACGTGGAAATTTTAATTTAGTAATTGGCATAAGATATCCTTATACCACCAAATATGTTGATTTACACTATTTTAGTGAATGGTGGTAATCCTAATAGAGGTCTCTTATCATATAAATTGGAATCTGCAAACTGTCCATTTACATGGTTATAATGCAAGAAAACTTGCGCACA